CGCTTTTAAGATTGAATCCAATGGATAAGTCGGAAGCAATCGGAATGTTAGTATCCTTGCAATGGACGGACGCTAAAACAATGCCGTGGAATCCTCACGCATGGACATTGAAAAAACAATACCCGGATCAGACGAAGTGGGAAACACTTGTTGACTTCATCCAAAAGAACGGAGAACCGGTTTGGTTCTACAAAAAGATTTATCATTGCATCTTTCATAATGGATACCGATATTGGACTATGGAAGAACCGCCGGAAATAACTAAACTTATGAACCGCGCCAAAGATTTCGGAAATGGCAAGCGCCATGATTACTACGATCAGATCGCCGATGTTTATCAGACTTTATACACCGCGCCGGAATACATAAATGAAAACCGCGAAATAGTTGGTCAAATTGACGTGAAAGGACGCGTTCTTGACATCGGATGCGGAGACGGGTTGTTATTGGATTACGCGACAATCTCGCCCCAAGATTACACCGGCATCGATCCCTCGAGGAGAATGCTTAAATACTTCAATGAAAAACATCCGGGTTATAATTCTTACCCTATCCCGTTTGAGAATTTCCATGACAAAGGATTCGATACTATCATTTCGTTGTTCGGTGCGCCAAGCTATATAAATCCGAATTCCATACAGTACATTAAGAAAATGATTCGCCGGGGCGGAACTGTATTTCTTATGTTTTACAAGGACGGATATGAACCAATTACTCATATTAAAACAAGTTTAACAATGGAAATATTCCCGAATAATTTCCCGGGGGAGATATGGCATAACTACAAGATAGTGAAATGGATAAATTAGGTAATTTGCGATTTAAAGCCATTCTTTTGCGTTCCTTTGAACGAGTGTCCGGGGACGTATGTTTGTATGGACGAAGGGGCGCTAATGCTTTTCATTGTGAGTCAATCAATTACAGACGTCATTTTTTGAAGCCTAAAAACCACAATTTTCATGCAAATACTCATTCAAGCGATCCCGGAACGGATCAATTACATCAAGCCGGTTGCTGATTATCTTGGTGCGACGATTCATATAGACGTCGATCATACCGGGACATTTTCTTCATTCCGGGACATGCTGAAATATGAAACGGGCGATTACCGTTTGCATCTGCAAGACGATGTTATCATCGCCGACCGGTTCAAAGATTACTTGCCGACGATCGAATCTATGATGAAGATTAACCGGATCGACGTTTTCAGTTTGTTCGTTCCTCATCGTCAGATCATGCGCGATTACTTCAATAAGGGATACAACATTGCGCCGTTCAAAGATTTTCTGATGTTACAGGCAACCGTGTTTTCCCGGCGCTTTATTCAGATAATGAGGGAAGATATCCCATATTCTAAACAGACACGGCACGACGACGTTTTCGTCCGGGATACATTAAAGAGAAATCAAATCCGGGCGTTCGTTCATCTACCCGGGTTAGTGCAACATGATCTGACATTAAAGTCCGGCATGGGACATCCGGCTAATGACCGGCGCATGAGTTTGTTATTCGACAAAGATTTCATCGTTAACTATTTCAATTCCCGTATGAAATGAATACACTTGGATTAGTCGTCGTCGAAAATTGTGCTGCGCGCCGGGCGGAAGGTGCTTATTTAAAACGCATTGCCGAAGTACAATCCGATCCTTATGGGATACCGGTTGAAATATCAATCGACGAAACAGGGATAGGTACCTGGGGGAACTTCAAACAATGTATGGCGACCGGGACGAATAAAGGAACTCACCGGATGATAATGCAAGATGACATAACGTTAGACCGGGGGACGGTTTTCAAGGCTATGCACATTTTGAAACATGCTCCCGACAATTGTTTCCTGTCAATATATTCCCCGGACAATTCAGATTACCGGGATGCTTATTTCACCGGTCATCATATCTTGAAATCTCCAATAAATTTTTGGCTTCAATGTTGCATATACCCGGATGCTGAAATGCCGGGGTTCATACAATGGGCGGAAGAAAATGTCAACCCGGAGCAACCCGGGGAAGATTGCCGGTTATCTATATGGATGCAACGGAACAAACGAACGATCTATGCAGTCGTCCCGGGATTAGTTCAACATCTTGGCGCGTTCAGATCTACACTTGGAACGCCGGGGGTTGTCGGGAAACATAAGCGTTGGTCTAAAGCATACGATCCTTCATTGGACGTGTTTGGCATTGATTGGACGGAACAATTTAAGAATCCGTATATTGCACAAATGAAATCGAACCTTGCAAGAATATTGATAAAATGAAAGACCTTACAAAAAACATAACTAACGACGGGATAACAAAAACGAATGCAAAGCTTGTTATAGAATATGTCCCGGTCGAATCGATCATGCCTAACAAGTACAACCCGAATTCTCATTCCGTTGAATCATTCGATTTGCTTATCAAGTCAATAACATATTTTGGATTCACTCAACCGATCGTTGTCAACCGTTCGACTATGGAAGTAGTTGACGGCGAACATCGTTTACGAGTGGCTTGTGTTTTAGGATATACCGAAGTGCCGGTTTGTTTTGTTGATTTCGACGACGTAAAATTAAGATATGCAACGTTGATCCATAACCGCGCAAGGGGGAAAGAAAACAAAGAATTGCTCCGCGCGTTATTTGATGAACTTGACAAATCAGAATCGGATTACAAGAAAGTATTATTGATGAACCGATGAAAGTATTATTTGAACAGAATGTTTTTGATGCTGCATTAGATCGTATCCGTTTTTTGTTTGACGAATTCCCGGACGTGATTGTAGCATTTTCCGGGGGCAAAGATTCTACCGTTTGTTTGGAACTGTCATTGATCGTCGCCCGGGAAAAGAATCGTTTGCCATTGAGAGTGTTATGGATTGACCAAGAAGCGGAGTATCAAGCAACGGTTGACTACACGAAAGATATCATGTACCGGGACGAAGTACTGCCAATGTGGATGCAGATGCCGATTGTCATTTTCAATGCTACGTCCCCGACTGAACAATGGTTGGAAGTTTGGAAACCCGGGGCAAAGTGGATGCGCGAAAAGGATGAAATTTCAATCAAGGAAAACATATACCAAACGGATCGCTTCCATAAGGTGTTCACCAATATCCTTGCATATCATTTCCCAAGAAAACCGGCTTGTATAATCGGGGGCGTTCGATCGCAAGAATCTCCGTCCCGGCATGGATCATTGACAAACCAAGCTACGTACAAATGGGTGACTTGGGGGGCGATTCAAAACAAAGCATGGAATCAGTTCACGTTTTATCCTATATACGATTGGACATACAACGATGTTTGGAAGGCTATTTACAGTAACCATTGGGACTATAACAAGATGTATGATTTCTTTTATCAACATAATGTCCCAATTCAAAACATGAGGATTTCAAACCTTCACCATGAAACGGCATTGCATCATTTATATATGTTACAGGAATTGGAGCCGGGGACATGGAACAATCTTACCGAACGATTGCAAGGCATCAACACCGCAGGGATGAACAAAAAGGAATTTTTCACCGCGCCTACGACATTGCCGTTCATGTTCGAATCATGGTATGAATACAAGGAATATCTTTTGGAGAATCTTATTGGCGATCCGGCTGACCGTGAAATATACCGGGCAAGATTCGATCAGTTTGAAAAACATTATTCCCGGGGAAATCCCTTGGTCAATGAATCGCTATACAAAGAAATGGTTCGGACGATCTGCGCCAATGATATTACGATGACCAAATTTAAGAATTGGACTGCCAACCCGAACATTGCCGGTTGGTTGAAATGGAAAGTACATGGCATCTTGCCAAATCACAAAAACCCATATATAAGTCATGAGCGACGAATTGAAACATCTGCGCAATGAGATTCTTGCATTGCTGACGGAATCCGGGGAAAAACGCATTGAAGCGCTAAACGAAATCCGGAAATTTCTGCATGAGTTGTCGCCGGAAAATAAAAACCCGGTAGATTTTGTCCGGTGGATTCCCGTATCGAAGATTATGGCGAATGATTACAACCCTAATAATGTCGCTAAGATCGAAATGCGGTTGCTCCACACGTCGATCAGTCACGACGGTTATACACAACCCATCGTTACAGTCTATGATGCCTTAAACGATAAATATGTGATTGTGGACGGGTTCCACAGATACTACGTCGGGAAAACGAACAAAGATGTTTTCGATTCTTGCAATGGAATGTTGCCCGTTGTGGTTATCGATAAAGATATCAATGACCGAATGGCATCTACGATAAGGCATAACCGGGCAAGGGGGAAACATCAAGTTACCGGAATGTCTAACATGGTTTTCGAAATGCTTGACAACGGTTGGTCAGATGCCGAAATTTGCAACGAACTTGGAATGGAAGCGGAAGAAATCATCAAACTGAAACATATTACCGGATTCTCCAAGTTATTCGCCAATGCGGAATACTCAAAAGCATGGGAAACAAAACGTCAAATCCAAATAAGATTGCAATATGAAAGCGAAAAAGAAATTGCCGGGACGACCTCCGCGAATATTGACTGACACAGATTGGAAATTCATTAACCAATATCTCCATGCTCAATGCGACGGATCAGTTATTGCAACCATGTACGGGATGCACCCGGATACGTTCTATAAATTGGTAGTTGAAAAGTACGGCGAAGAATTTAATATTTCGACATTTTCGGCTTATCAGCAGATAAAACGGTTCGAAGGAAAGGAATTGCTTCGGTCTAAACAATTTGAAAAGGCGATCTTCGGCGACAATACAATGTTGATTTGGTTGGGGAAACAAGTCTTGGGGCAAAGGGATCAGATAGAACAAACGATAACCGTTCCGCAAGTTCAAGTTCATACATTGAATGAATCAGAACGTTTGGAAATCGCAACTGCATTAACGGCATTGGAAGAACATGAAAGTAACGACGATATACCGGCGGAATCTGACGGCGATTCCAAAGAATAAACGTTTCATCATAAATCAAGGCGGAACATCGTCAAGCAAAACGTATTCGATATTACAGTTGCTTATCGCCATTTGCCTTAAACGCAAGAATCTTATCATTTCAATAGTCGCTGAAACATTTCCGCATTTGAAACGTGGGGCGATGCGAGATTTTTTTCAGATACTCGTCAATGAAGGATTGTATAACCCGGCATTACATAATAAGTCCGATGGCAGTTACCGGATCGGGACGAATCTTATTGAATTCTTTTCCGGGGACAGGGTGGAAAAAATGAAAGGGGCAAGACGTGACATCCTGTTTGTCAACGAAGCATACGGGTTGGATTATGATATCTTCGATCAATTGGAGATAAGAACAAAATGGTTGGTATTCATAGACTTTAATCCCGTTGCCGAATTTTGGGTGCATGAAGAATTACTTGCCAAAAACAAAAACGATTGCGAGTTCATACATTCTACGTTCCGGGACAATCCATTTCTTAATAAGCGTATCATCGATTCGATCATGCGCCATAAGGATTCGAAATATTGGTGGGAAGTTTACGGGGAAGGGATCATTGGTCAATTGGAAGGGGCGATATTTCAGAAATGGCACTACGGCACGTTCGATGAATATCTTCCGTACAGTTTCGGGTTAGACTTCGGGTTCAACGATCCCGATGCAATGGTCAAGGTTGCTATCGATCAGAAACGCAAAATCATGTATTGGGATCAAAAGATTTATTCAGATAATAATTCATTCGGCGATTTGAAAACTTTGATAGGGCAACATTGCACCCGGAATAATGTTATAACTGCAGATTGCGCAGATGCCCGGATGATTAACGAACTAAAACCGTATTTCAATATCAAGCCGGTCAATAAATCCAAATGGACAGTATCCGAAGCATTGAAACTGATGCAAGATTATACCCATGTCATAACAGAAGAATCAACCGATCTTGTTAAAGAATTCAAAAACTATCTTTGGAACGATAAAAAAGCCGGCGTTCCGATTGACGGATTTGATCATCTTATAGATGCCGGGCGATACCGGTTCATGGAAACAGTAAACAGGCAACATAAAGGCGTTTCAAAATGGCACGGGTAATAAGGCTTGAAAGATTGCGTCTATGGCAACTTATGTCCAAATGGGAATATCATACGTTGGCAGATGATCTCGTTAAACTACCCGTCCCGGAACGCATCCTAATCAAATCTAAATACTATTACGTCCCGACGACATTGGATGAATTCACAAAGACCTTGGTTTATGGTCAACGGTTATTCCTTGCCCGGAAAACAGAAAATGATTTCGATGCAATAATCAGAGTGATAGACGGTTACTATTATCCATTGGTTACAGGTAAAAAATGGGATGAAGAAAATGCCTTGTTATTTGGGAAATATGTTTTAACTTGCAAAGTCTTTGAATTATACCCGGTCGTTATGCAAATTGTTACTTTGATAGAACAAATGACCGATCGCGAATACAGACTGCTCCATCGCGAACCCTCGAAAGTTGAACAAGCTGCCGGGATTGAAAAACTAACCGTATTTTCCGAATTAACCTCAATCAATTTCCTTGCCGATGCGATGCGTATTCCATTGGCGGAAGTATTCAATCAACCTTATAATGAATGTCTTGTACGGTTCATGTTAGAGAAAGAGGTTAACGATTACCGGGAACGGTATTTCAAACTAATGAAAGAAGAATCCGAATCAAAATCAAAATCTCATGGGCGATCCTAAACGTCGATTCTTTGAACAAAATTTCTCGCGACAACCGGCAAATGGTACGGTAAGAACGGGTTATCTTCAACGACCGGCAGGGATCGGGGCAAGTGCATACCGTGACGAATTGGGCGACGCTTTGGGATTGCAAAGTAACGGCGTTGGGGTGGAATTGAACCTTGCCGAAGGAACGCAAGATTTCCTATACAATTCAGCATATAACGCGAATGTCGCATTGGCGGATTTGCTATTCAAGAATTGTCAATTGAACCATGACCGTAATTTTATCATAGAACCGGCGCCTCACATCCATTGGTTTCAAGCAAAAGATTATTCCCCTAATTTCCTACTTGAATATCGTTGGCAAATCAACGGGGGTGCGAAAGTAACGCCTTGGACAAAATTGAAATGTAATAGCCTTGCGTTTGCATACCCGGGCGGAACGATTCATCAGATATCTTATGCCGTCCCGATTCCCGTCCCCGTAGGAACTAATTTATCTGACGTGATCCAATTCAGAATATACCGGGATAATGCTAATACAAGCGGATCATTCACCGGCGTTGATCCTTATAATACCGGGGGAAATGCTACCGTTGGCGTATTGTCATTCGATACTCATATCAACATTGATCAGATCGGTTCTATACAAGAATATGTAAAATGATAACATCAATTATAAAACAAGTATTGTCAGATTCCGGTTGCACGTTGGTTGTTTACGATCAGCAACAATTGACGAATCTGTTTACGGATCAAAGTAATCAATTGGATACGGTCGGCGTTATCTTCGTTCAGAATACAATCACATTGGAAGTAAAGGCTAACGCGATCCATGAACACTATAACCCGTTAGTAGTCGATATTGTTATGCAATGCGATTTGGAAGAAAAGTCAGAAATCAATGAATGGAAATTACAGGCTACATTGAACATCTGTAAACAGATCATCATTCGTCTGATCAACATGGCAGAATTCAAAACCATAACGCCGGTGACTGTTAACCGGGTTCTTGAAACGAAATACGATGCGAATCTTATAGGTTGGTCAATGGGTTTGGATTTGTATTATCTTTTGAATGAAAATAAATATCCATGTGTAAGTCCCGAAATATGAAAAAGATATTGTTTTTGGCGCTATTCGTTATTGTGTTCGGATGCACGAAAGACGAAAAGGAAGATGAAGAATGTTATACTTGTTCGACGACAACGAACGGGGGAAAACTTGTTGAAAACCGGAAGGTATGCGATCCCGTCGAAGCTGCACAATTGGACGGGAAACGGATCGTCAAAACAACCTACGACGCTAACAACGTGGCAACGGTGACAATCTTGGAAACTAAATGCAAATAGTAATGAAAATCATTTTGTTAGTTTGCGTTTTATTATGCGGTTGTGTAGCACAAAAGAAAATATCAGCAATATATCCTTATGTGGTCATTGACAAAAAATACATATATACCGATAAGAACCGGACGTCTGAATATACATTCAAGGATGTGTCTGGCAATAGATTCATGTTTTATGATTATTCAAACCTTTGGGAAATTGGAGATACAATAAATGATCCCGGATATTGAACCTATATTGAAAGAATTCATTGCGAACATCGCTAATAAAAACGGGTACTATGGAAACAAGATACCCGATTCTGTTATGCGGATGATCGAAATCGAAATTACCGAAGATTCGCAGGGCGTTCTTGCGCCGTATTGGTTGCCGGTATTGGAACACGGGCGAGGACCTCGCAAATCAACGAAAGATTCCGGGTTGGTGAAAATCATCTATAAATGGATGGAAAAACGCAATATGTTCCGATCCGCAACTCCGCAAGGGAAATTTAATGAAGCTAAATCAATGACATGGTATATTAACAAGTATGGCAACAAACATTTTCAATCCCGGGTATTCGTTGACGTTTATACTTCGGAACGTCAGAAAACAATTGAGAAGATCAACGCGAAATATGGTGAGGCGATTACAACAATTACAATGGAGATAATATGAACCATATCTACATCATAAAGACATTCGAATCCGGGCGTTTGCTTGTGGCAATAGATTACGCCAAGTTTTATGTCATTACGCCGGATCAGTACCAACGCATAAATACTCGCATCAATGAATCCAAATAACATCTGCGAAAACGGAGTATGGAAAGAAGGATACTTCATAACATTGGATCAGTTGGTTGAATTGTGCAATCATGTGATTCTTGAAAAAACCGGGGGGAATGAATACATCGAAACTGTCAAAATCATTGAAAACAAAATCAAAGAAATGCCATGATAACGTTAATCTCAACGCCGGAATATGTTGAATCCGTTTCCCCGTCTGTTATAAGTAAATGGTTAGCGACAGAATCGCCGAATAATTTTCGATTGTTAAGACATGACTTCGATATTGTCACCGCAGCGAATAACGGCGGATATCTACAAGCGACGGTTGCAGCTGCATCTTATACCGGGGCAGTCGGTAATGTCATTGCAGTTTATAATAAGACATTAGATGCCGTCTTTGTTGGCACAGTCGTCGCCGGATCAACTACGACAACCATTGAAACAGATATTCCGTTTGTAACAGGATTCGATCCCGGGGACACGGCACTTGATCCCGACCGTTTGATCACCTATATAAACGATAATACACTCCATGCCGGATATTATTTTGAAGGACGTTTGACGATTAACGGCGTTTTGAATTCTTTAACGATAATAGCATCCCCGGATTCTATGGGATATGCCGATTTAGATGTTTCCGGGATATTAAGAATCACAACTACGATAGGAAAAACGACGGATTATTCGGCATTGATACTTGCAGACATGAATAAATCCGGGAACTTCACATTGGAATATCGCGAGTGTTGGTACGGATCATCGGAATCATATACACCGCAAGGCGGTTCTCCGGCGGAAATTTGGTATTATGCCGAAGCCGTGCGATCGGAAGAACAAGGATCAAATCTTCATGAATACGTTGCGAATGATATTGCTTGCGCGCCATTTCTTAATTCATTCGATCGCCCGGTTTATTTTGCCGGGTTGCCTTTTGATATATCATTCATAATGCCGGAACGTCCTTTGTTAAGTCCGAACGGGGAATTGACGGTTGAAATATGCCAATATAGCTCTGCCAATATTTTATTATCGACGACCACAACGTCAATAAGCGATCCAAATTTCGAAGGTCATGTATGTTCATTGACGATTGATCCTACCGCGATTGCTTCGAATGCAGCATATTTTACTGTTGAAATTACAGCGCCATGATTTGCATTACTGAACCAAGAATACCAATTGTCCGCAGAGGCGAAGGATACTTTTTAAGATGGTATTATAACGGGTGGCATTATTGGTTGTTTTATCCCGGGAAGATTAATTTCATTACGGAAGGGGAAAAATACAGAACATTAGGAACTCAACAATTAACGATCGGTTCGGGACAAATAACACAAGAACAATGCGATGCTATCCGACGATAATGA